TCTGCTGTGACTGCAGGTGCCTTGAATTCAGCAACCACTTGGTCGCCATCTTTCTTGAGGCTGTACTCGTACTCGGCTTGTTTGATTGTGTAGTTGAACTCCGCAATATTTTTTGCGAGCCCTAGTAGATCGGCACGTATTTCGTAGCCGCTTTTCGACTTGATAGTTGACATAATAAAAACTCCTTTCTGTGTGTGTGTTTGTGTTTTTCTTGTGTCAACTGTATTTATAACATAGAAACAGACATCTGTCAATATGCATGGTGAATTTGTGCGTTTTTACCGCTAATTTAAGGTTCTTTTGACTCTGGGTCTAGGCCAAACAGCACCCGAAGATGGTCTTGGTTTATAGTTTATTTTTGGAAAAACGCTGCCAGTGGCTTCACGTTCTTTCTTATAGAATAGATAGAGGTTTGGTGCTCCCTGTAAATTTTGTCCGTCAGTGGGCGTGCTTCCAGACACAGTCAACTGATCCGCTTTGGCTATGGCAGTGATGTAGGCCTTGGCCGCTTCCTGATTCATCTCTGGATATGTCTCCAATGCACAGGCGATTACCCCACACACCTGAGGGCTGGCCATGCTGGTCCCAGAATATTTTCCAACATAGTACGTAGTGCCACCTGGTGCTCGAGCTTCAGCTATGCCACTTGGCAGCGAACTAACAATGTACGTGCCGGGAGCCCATATGGTGCAGGCTGCTCCGCAATCGCTGAATAAAACTTTTTGATCTGGGTGCTTGGAGTCCACGGCTCCCACGGTGATAGCAGGCAGGTCATAAGTGCCGTAGGTAGTGTCGTCCATGGCAGTGGGACTGGTACCCCTCATGTAGTAATAGGGTGTGGCCACACTGGCTGGATATCTATTGGCCATTTCAAACGTGTTGTTCCAATCGGCGCCTCCTGGCGCTTCATGCTTCCAACGGCCATTGCCCGCGGCGCCCACCATGACTATGCCTTCATCATAGGCGTCCTCTAGATCCGCATCCAGCAGCGCCACCCTGACAGGAATACGCTGGCCTGATATGAATCCATATTCGTTCAATGTCGCTGTCGAAAAACCACCACCGCTGACAGTCTTACGATTGTTGACCCCCGTCTGTATATCTATCTGTTTCTTGTTATTTTCGTAGAACGTCCATTCCATCACCATGCCGGGAGCACCCAAGGTGCCTGAAACTGCAGCATTTCCTTCGGTCCTCACCCTATAGGTCCTGTTGGGGGCAGTGCCTTCTGTGCCATAATATATCCTCTGCACGGAGTTGTCTGCGCAACTGTGCATGATCTTGGGCACAGGGGGATTAGATGCGCTCAGACTGGAGTATTGGTTGGAGCCTTCACCAAATGTCACATAGTGGTTGGTCCCGACGTAGATGGTGCTGTAGTCCGTGCCAATAAAATTTACGTTCCATGGAGGGGTCAATGCCCAGTATCCGTCATCGTTGTAACCACTAGTGGGTGTGGTAGATTCGGTCAAGCTGCCTGCGCCCAGCAGTGAGCTAGCCAATGAAGTCACTGTGGCTGCATCTGCTATAGTTGCGTCAGTGGGTATGGTTATTGACATGTCCAGTCCATAGACCCTGTTGCTGACGTCGTTGTTTGAAATCGTTGTGGCATATGTGATGGTATAAGTGCCCACTGTGGCGAGGGTTATCGTTTCGTCGATTAGATTGGTGGCGTTGCCCCCATCCGCGGATGCGGTAGGTCCCACTGTGAATGTTTCTACTACTGTGCTGTCATTTAGTCTCACTGTCACGCTTGTGGTCAGCGTGGTCACACCACTGCTGCCTCCCGCGGAGACGTCCATATTCAATGTCATTTGTGCATTGGCGGTGTCGGTGGCCACCGTGACTGCGTAGCTGTTTGCCGGTTGTGATACAGACGCAAATGTCGCTGAATAATTGTTAATCCTTGTCCACGCTGCGGGAGATGACACTATGCGAGAATCCGCTTGGTCCGCCGTGCCCGTGGTGGTGATCCTGTTGCCCGCATTTTCAAAATTTATCATGGTGGCCAATCTAGTGGAGGCCGTACACACTCCGCTGAATCCGGTATAGGTCGTGCTGCCTCCCGGTGCCTGGTATCTCGTGCCTCTGTAGGTGACCGCGGTGATATCGCTGAGTGACCATTCTCCTGGAAATATACTCATGCCCCAACTGTTGTTGCAGATTGTGGGATTCTTCCTGCCCGTGGCCCCGTTGACTGACTTGGTGGCATGGAATTGTCTCACATAGTCCATCACATATTCAAAAGTGGGGTATGCATTACCCGCGTCATAATAAATGTTATAGATGTTGGCACCCCTTGCCCAACCCTGCGTGTTGCCCGCCACTGTGCCCGTCACGTGAGTGGAATGGTTTCCTGTGCCATAAGTGTAGTTGCTGGGGGAAATGCCTCTCACGGCCTGGTCATGTTGGAACCAATTGTATTGATTTGTCCTATTGCTACCACTACTCCCATCTGCATTGCTGTTGTAGTCTGGATGATTCCATACAATCCCGTTCTCATCTATGATGACACAATCAACATTCCTTCCGATCTGTGTCAGCTGTATGGTGCCGGTGACAGTTGGTGTGGTGGCCGCCCCATCACCTTGATATCCTGTGCCTCCCCATCCTTCTCTCTGCACCCCTTCGGTGCATCTCAACAGAGCAAAATTTTTATAGCTGGCACTGGTACCCTCGGACTTGTCCCAAAACGTGGATGTCTGTTCGGTAACATTCAGTCCTGGTTGTACACCCAGCTCCGCCGGATGCAGCTCGACTGCTTTTATTCTAGTATCATTTCTCAACTGCTCTGCCTCCCATTCGGTCATTTTGTAGATTGTTCCGCGGCTGAGGGGTTTTCTTTCAACACACTGCACATCACGTGTAATCTCAGTGCCTGGTGGGGCTAGTCCTGCTGTTTCTAATTCGTTGTAAATTGTGTCAAGGTCAGTACGGTCTTTTACAATTACGCAGTATTTGTAAGTTTTGCAGTATGCTGCTGTCTGCGATGGATTATCGGCCATCTTAAACCTCCAGTGCTACTAGTGTCAATGTTACCGTTATCGATGCTGTGCTGCCGCTCTTGTTGGTCACCGTGCAATATATGTCAGTGGTTGGTGATGATTCATTGCTGAATCCTATCGTGCCTGGACTGATCAATAATGTTTCGCTGCCCGCGGAAATTACTTCTGCTATGACTCCTGCTCCCGGGGTTGGATCCGCACCTTGTGCCCTGCTTGAATCGCTGCTTCTCGTGGCCGAGCTCACATACACTCTCACCCAGGCCGCATGCGAGGTGGCTATCTTGTACAACATGTAACCTTTGTACCCAGTGATGGTGATGTTGCCGGTAGCCGCATTGGCCAAACTTGATGTCGTGGCAGCCGCGGTCGTCCTGCTGTAAAGTCCTGTGACTCCAGCGGCAGAGATACTTATTTTTCCTTCCGCGTCACTGGATGTGGTGATGCCATTGGTCCCCACGAACTGTATGGTCTCTCCTGAATTTATTGTCCTCGCAGTGGAATCATCCGCTGCTACTTTTAATGCGTAACCACTGCCTTGGGTGACTCCGGTACCATCGATGGTCAACACGTCTCCGGACACAGAGGCAGTTATACCTCCCGCACCTGCGATTTTTAATGTTTCCCCGTTATTCAGGGTCACTCCTGTGGAATCATCTCCAACGAAATTTAAGATTGTCTGTGCACCACCTGTGATGGTCAATACATCTCCTGAAACTGCTGTGGTGATTCCACCGCCTCCGGCGACTTTCAAAGTTTCTCCTGAATTGAATGACGTGCCTGTTGAGTCATCTCCAACCACGGTCAATGATCCGCTGGTGCCCGTAATTGTGAGCACGTCGCCACTCATTGCTGTGGTCACTGAACCAGCACCGGCTACCTTCAATGTCTCACCATCTGATATACGTGTGCCTGTTGAGTCATCCCCAACGAATGTGATTCCCTCTGCTGCATTCAATCCTTCAGAAGTAAAATAACCTAAAGCGGTCCATGCCTGTGAGCCGTTACCAATTTTTATTTTATATGTGTCTGTCTCGAAACCAATTTCTCCCTGGCTGAGAGTGGGATTGGATGATGTCCAGTTCGCTGCTGTGTCTCTTCTTATCTGTATCTTATTTGCCATATTATGCTCCGTCTCCGTTTACTGATGTTTCTCCTGCTCCATATGTGGATGCCGAAGACCCACCATCTAGATTCAATGCTGATATATCATATACAACAGCCGAACCTGCGGCATCTATATTTAACGTCACCAGCGTGGTTCCACTTATTGTAATATTACCTTGCGCATCTGTAGTGGTGCTGATGCCATTGGCGCCCACGAACCGTATGGTATTTCCCGTGGTTATTGCACGCTGTGTGCTGTCATCACCAGCCACGTTGAAAGTGTATGCTGTTGGCGCATTTATTGTGAGTACATCACCACTCATTGCTGTGGTCACTCCTCCGGATCCCACTATTTTGATAGTTTCTCCATCTGATATCCTAGTGCCCGTGCTGTCATCTCCCACGAAAGTCAATCCCTGGGCTGTAGATTGCCCTGTGGCAGTGATGGTCAACACATCACCCTGCATGGATGTGGTTATGCCTGTACCACCTGCTATCTTCACAGTCTCATCGTCTGATATCCTAGTGCCCGTGCTGTCATCGCCCACAAAGGTTATGCCCTGCGCTGACAAACTGGCATTGGAATTTCCCGCCGCTGGTCGATCGAGTATTATCCTGTATGCGGATATCTTAACTTCACCCTCCGATCCAGCTGCTTGAAGAATAACTTTGTTTCCTCTGGTAGTCACAGAGAATGTCAAGTGATTGGTACCATCCGTGGTAAGATGTGGACCCACTGTGAGATATGGATTCGTGCCGTCATGCACCACAACCACCTCTGAAACACTTGACTGTGTATTGTTGCTGTCATGTGCAGATATGGTATAGAAAGCAGCAGCGGCGTCGGTCATGTGAAATGAGTCAATGGCTGTGGACGCAGATGATGCTGTCACTGTGCCGATAATTTTTTGTATTTGCGTGTCATCGGACGACTCATCATCGGCCAAGAGCAATCTATGGAATCTAAGATTTAATGTTTCACCTAGTGACTGGCCCTTTAACCTTACCAAGCTATCACTCACGTCCGCAGTGAACACCACGAAACTTTCTTCGTTGCTGCTGTTAATGTTGTAGGTGGTCACATAGGCATCTGTGCCGTCATGCACCACACATATTTCCGCTGTGAGATATTCGTTTGGAAAGCCTGGACCCAATTCGGATACGGCGACAAAATATTTTGCTGACCTAAATGAAGCTACGTTGAATGTGTCTAGCACTGTCACTGCAGTGGACAATGAATTGTACTGCACAGTGCTGGCACTGCCGATCGATCTTGAAGTGGTGTCATCGTTCAGCGTGGTCCTATAAGAGGTCACGCTGTTGATTGCTGTTTGCCCAGTTATCTTATATAACAAATTGTCACCTGCCACTGCCGCTTCTGACGTGTGCATGTCGTTGGGCACTATAGTGCCCGTGCTGACCACACCAGATTCAGTCATGAAGGCTTCTTGTCCATCGTGTACCAGATTGACTTTTGAGGCAATCACTTGGTTGTTGACTTCGTCTCTGTATACCTGATAGTACATCGCGGCACGATTGTCCGCTGCCACCATACTATCTACTGTGTGCGTGGATGTGTCTATGCCTATCTTGCTTATTAATTTTGCGTCCTCGTCCAACATGGAAGTCGGCGTGTTGATCCTTCCACTGAATGAGAAGCCTGTCTTGCTGGAACTTATTGTCTGATCGCCCACGTACAATGATCCCGGACCGAAATATCCTTCCCTGAATCTCTTATTTTGTGATCCCAGATCTATGGCATTGTCTGTGGTGGGAATGATCGACGCATTGGTTGTGATAACCCCTGTGCCTGAAGTGCTAATCTCAATATCTTCGTTGGATCTAGATCCAGTGATCTTATTGTCATCTATCAACAGTCCACTAGTGTCTAATGAGTTTATAGATACTGTTAAAACGTCTCAGCTCATTGCCGTTGTGATTCCACCAGATCCTGTAATTTTTAATGTCTCTCCGTCTGATACACGTGTGCCTGTGGAGTCATCACCAACAAAAGTAATCCCTTGGGCTGGATTTGATCCGTTGATAGTCAAAGTATCACCCGTGACTGATGTGGTGATATTAGAGCCACCTAAAATTTTAAATGTTTCTCCGACGGTTACAGCAGTGCCGGTGGAGTCATCACCCACTAGAGTGATTGCGGTGTCTGTTTTTTGTGCATAGCCTGTTAAATTGGGACCAGTAATAGTTAGGGTGTCACCTGACACTGCTGTGGTTATATTTTGAGTGCCTGTTATTTTAAATGTTTCTGCTGTGTTGATGGTGCTGCCTGTGCTGTCATCACCTACAAAAGTAATACCTGTGAAAGAACTTAAACTCGTGAAACTTAATACACCAGCACCATTTGTGGTCAATACTTGATTGGCAGAGCCATCTGTGGAGGGATAAGTGATGCCATTGGCTACTAATCCTGTGGCAGTTAATGTGCCACTGACATTCACAGCATCGTTGATCTGTATAGCAGATGAGTCTTCTGAACCAATAGTGTTTGTGATTAAAGTTTTAGCATTTAACGTTCCGGATATGTTCACACCATCGTTGATCTGTATGGCCGTGCTGTCGTCTGATTCAATGGCATTGGCCACTAGAGTGTTTTTCAACACTATTCTGCCTGTGCCCGCAGCCTGAATAACAATGTCTTCGTTGGATCTAGATCCTGTGATGGTGTTGTCGTTTATGGATATTGCACCTGTGTCTAGACTGTTGATTGATGCTGCTTCAAAGGCTATGTTGCCACTCACAGAAAGATCTCCTGTGATTGTGGTGTTGCCGACTACGTGTAATGCTGTGCTGGGTTCAGAGGTTCCTATGCCCACTCGATTGTTAGTGACATCGAGATACAACAGGTTTGTTTCAAATGCCAGATCGACGCCGTTACGAGTAAGATTACTCTTCAACACCGACCCAGTGATACGGCCTATGGCCATACTGATGGATCCTCTCTATAAAAATATTTCAACGTGCATATGCCCGCAGAGCTCTATTACATTGTGAGCCAAACAGTGTAGATATTTATGCTTATAGACGAGAAAAGGGCCTTGCGGCCCTTTTCAACTACTTGAGGAAGTGTAGTAGTTATTAGTTCTTAGCTTGGACGAAACAATTTACCATGCCAATTCCCGCTTCGTTTTTGCTCTCAAGAGCTCTTCCGATAACGTGGAAAGGATTGATAGACTCACCAGTAAGCGCTGCTCTCGCAGTGCCCTTGATGTTGGAACTTACCAATCTGTCACCTTTGTTCACAAGTCCAGTAACTCTCACAGGAGTTCTACCAGTCATTGCCACAAAAGGATGTGATTGATTGTTACCAGCACCTGAGTTCATCATGTAGGCCGGTTTGCTAGATATAACCCCAAACACTTGTTCTGAAAGTTCATCTGCTGTTTCTGTTATTTCTTGTGCTCCACCCAACATAAC